GCTATTGCTAAATTTTTCATCTAATCAATTGACTTGTTGTTCCTTCGTTTTTATACTTAGCGAAGTTAATAATTAATTTTGATTCTTTTTTCTCCGGCATATATAAGTGCTTCTGATTAGCCATAATGCATAATCCTGAACTAATAGAAGCATCAAATTTTGTTCTGTCGTTTATATCAAACCTTGCCCAATCTTCAAGAGTTCTTGTAAATGGCATTGTGCCCATCTCTTCAGGGTCTCTGTATTTTGCTTCCAAATCTAATCCTACAAATTTCTCAATGTAAGACTCAATTGCGGAAGCGTGTGCCTGCTTTACATCTTCTGATGAGTTTGGGATACCACCCAACTCTTTTTCAGTTTTTGTTAACTTAGCCATTTGCTTATCCGGTCTATTAATAGAGAAACCCCTGTATCCTCTATTTTTTATATGGTATAAAAGTCTTGGCTTGTTATTTTCCACTAAGATAGGCATTCCGTAGAATATGCACGCCATTAACACTTCTTCAAAAAATATTTCTGCTGTTTGTGGACGAGCAATATATTCTAAAAAGAATTGATTAACAGGAGCATCGTCCATATGAAACTTAGTCATACCGTGCAGTGCACCATTAGAACCACGTCCACCAACTACGGCTGAGATGTCATAAGAGTCACAACCAAATGAGCCAAGATGCTCATTGCCGGGATACTTAATTCCATTGCGTATGTGAATATTGTTCTGCATATGCTTAGGTGGTGCCCAAGCAATATTAAATCTACCACGAGTATCAGGTGTCCATATTACCTCAGTATCTTTTATGCCATCCTTCCAAGAAAAAGACCCACGAGTAAGGTAATGTTCCTTAATCATTGAGTCGTTATAGTCAATCTGCTGATATAGTTTAGTTAAATTAAACAAAGCCTGCTTACTCTCATCTCTGAAAGCGTGAGACTCTGTACGTGGGAACTGACGATAAAATTCGTTCAGTGCGTCAGCATCACTCTTTAAAGAGTCAACCTCTGCTTCCCAATAGTCAATGGCTCCATTTGTAATCCAATTGCCATCTACGCCCATTACAGGCTCATCAGGCTTACGAAATACAGGATGACCATATCTATCAATAAATCCTTCCATATTCCACTCCATAGGTACAAACAGGGCATATAAGCCACTCTTAGTTTGTCCGTTGGCATTACGAACCTTTATATTTGAATCCTCATAAATATCTTTGTAGTTCTGTCCACCTTTACTTAACGCATTGGACGTTGAACCCATCATACACTTACCGATAATCTTGCTACCTAACCTGAGACAGGTTTTAGTTACACGCCAATTCTCCTTAATGTTTACAGGCTTAGTCCACTTGGCAGACTCATCGTGAGCCAAGAAGAGTAGCTTCTCTCCATCATAAGAGTTGTCTTCCGTATTTTTCCAATCTATTGATGTATCTAATCCGTCAATTTCATTGTCGTTAGACTCGTACATATTCTTCTTAGTAATCTTAGATGCCGGCACCCTAAATGCCAACTCTGTCTTTGGCTTATCCATACCATCCATCACAGGTTTAAAAAAGAAAGGTAAACGGCTATTGATTGGGACTACCTTGTCCGTAAACATCTTTTTAGCATCGGCACCTGTTTTAGATAAGATACCTATACGTGCGTCACGTGCGAGGGTACCTATGTTGATACACTCTGATGATGACATAAAAGAGAATCCCGAACGTCTAATCTTAAGATATATCATACCAAATGACCTTGGGTCAGCACGACAGGCTTCCCAAAATATCCAATAGATTCGGTTTGCTTCACGAAAGTCAGGATAGCCAATGTCAATACTTGCCCATTGCAAGTACATATAATGAGAGCCGGTTATGTAGGTTTTAATGCCATTGTTCATAAACCAAGCCCCCTGCTCTCGGTAGTCAAACTCCTGCTCGATGTAATCGACCCAACGGTCTTTAAATTCTTTTGGCTTTTCGTTCCATTGAAATATGGATTGTATTTTAAACAACTCTCGGGGTAATTCGTGACGCTCCCAATATTGTTCAGCTTTAGTAGAGTGTCTTTGAAGACACTTATCGGGTGCAGCGGGAAGAGCAATAATTAATCCTTCTATCTCTACTATCTGCCCTATTTGTCCGGTCTTTGAAATTACAATAACATTGTACTGAGGATTATAACCATATAGCCACGACCTCACCCTGTTTTTATTAGAGATGACGGCAGCCGGTATATGGTTCTCCACTATACGGCATAAACTATTGCTTTGACCTTCTTTCTGCAAATCCTTGTTTTGTGTCTGTTTTACTTATTCCTCTATCTACGGAGTCAAGATTTTCTTTCTCCGCTTCTATTCTACTTAGTATCTCAAACGCATCAAAGATGGCTAATTTCTTAGCTGCTGCTGCGTTTTTCATTTTATCTGCAGATACATCAGTATCTGAATCAGTATTGATAATATCTTCCTCAGCCACCTTTACAAGATGGTTGACGGCTTTATATCCGGCTTCAATGATTCTCAGCTTTATCTCTTTAGTATCTCTCATTACTTAACCTTTAAAAATATTATCTGAACTAACCTTGCAGTCTCTGCCTCTCCAAAGTTATGGAATAAATTCCTTGAGTGTGGAGCGTCTGAGTTAAAGGCTATCATACGATTGAACTTAGAGTACATTGTAATCAACGCTTTCTTGTCTTCATCATAAACAGTTGTTCCATCATCCTCAGGTGCCTGCTCGTTTAAATATAAAAGACAGGTAATATCCCCCATCATTTTATCCGTATGTACAAAATTTGGTTCTTCTTGGTTCAATGGTGACTTCCTAATAAAGTTTAAGTCTACTTTGTAACCAAGAAATAGTTCACTAACGTATTTGGCAAACTCATCGTTCTTGTCTCTTGGCTGAATGTTTTTGAAAGTGTATTCACCATCTGCCACGTCTTGAAACCCGTGCAAGTGTATATCTGATACATAGGATAATGGGTCTTTAATAATGTTGTCGAATGTGATTAGATTCATAATTTGATTGTTATTTGGTGGTCGTACATCCTATATAACTTCTCGTCATCTACTGTAAACTCATATTCGCTATCCGGAGAAAAGCAAACCATATCTCCTGCTTTGATACCACGCTCAAGTAAATACTCGTTCGGGTATTTCATTATACCCATTAAGGGTTCTTCTGAGAATGGCTTCTTGATATAGCTTTCAGTTGCAGGCACAGGTTTAATAAAGCAGTATCTATCGTAAGCGTTCCACGTGGAGTCGTGCTTATACATATAGAACTGTTCGGTCTCAATAAAGAATAGGTCATCTTTAAAGAATGACTTACCGCTTTTTTGCCTACCCCGCATATCGTTATAGAACTTGAATACGTTATGGTGCACAAGTAAAGTGTCACCTGCCCTTATAGGACCGTTATAACCCAATGGAAGTTCAACGACCTCTGCAAATCGGTTGGAAAACTTATGGTCTTCCTCGGAGGTGCTGACAATAAAGTCAACGCCTCCTATCTCTTTTGTATTATCGTACCTTTTTCCATTAACCGGCTTGGCTATGAAATAGAATGGCGACCTCATTAGATGTTGATGTTATATTCAATGGATATAGGAATGGTGGAGGTAAACTCTTTCCAAAGCACCACCTCCGCCTTCTCGTTTATGATAAATATTTGGATAGATTCTTTCTCAGGGTTAATCCTGATAAGATGAATTTCGTTAGTATCGCCAAGGATTTTTTGCCCTACAATATAGTGCATAGCACCGCCTTTGTAGTCGGGTCCTATTGATATTTTACGAATGTCCATTATAGTTCTTCCTCTTCTTCTTTAACAAAAGTGATACCTGTAGTCCAATCTTCAAGAAACGTAAACTTCTCTAAGCCATTAGTGTTGATAACCTCAATAGGTTTGAAATCAAACTCTTTCTCGTTTAAAGCCTCAATGTCCTTGGTTAACTTCTTAACGCCTTCTTTATTAAACTTATAGTCGCCTTTTTCGTCCATAATTAGGACGCCTTTGTCGTCAGTTGCGGCATTATCCAAACGTAGTTCATCACGTTGCTTATTGTAATCTTCGTGAGTTGGCTTTAACTTCTCATACAACTTGAATAATTTCTTCTGAATTTTAGTCTCCTGTCCGCCAATAACGGAATTAATAGAAGCCACTAAAATGTTAAGGTCTTTGTACTTTTTTTTGTTTTCCATTTGATTAGATTTTAATATTAGCGTACTTTATGTACGCTAATGTAAAAGTAATGAATAAATATTGAACTATGCAATAGTTTCTTCAG